ATGCCCAAAAATGCCAAAGACGCACGTATTTTTATAAAATTTGCTGAAGATGGTACCCGTGCCGATACTCGTATTGAGGATGCCAATTTATACATCGTACCGCCACAGCCAATTATTGAGCTCCAAAACGGTGAAGAGATCCTTCGAGTTATACCGGCGCATTATGAGGATGATCCGGAGCAGGGGACTATATTGGTGCCAGAACAGCGTATTCCAACTGGCCAATATGAACAGGTTGAAGTTACTACCGGTTACACAGAAGAAATACTGGCTGATTCCATTGCAGAAGATGGTAGTTATATTCCGTTTAACCCTGCAGATTACATTGAGGTGACATATGCTGAATATCTGTTGCTGTCCGGCAACTCTCCGGACGGTAAGATGTACATAAGGGATATGGATACCGGCGAATACATCGAGCAGCCGCCATATGTACCTACAGCTGCAGAGAAACTTGCGGTCTTAGACGCAGAATATGAGGCTCAGTTTGACGAAATCAATAATCAGATAATCTTGGCCGTAGCAGAGAATAACGAAGCCTTAAAAACAGAATTGATGGAAGAAAAGGCTGCTCTAGTAGAAGAATATACAACGAAAAGAGGTGCAATAGAATGATAAAAAAGCGTTGTTTCTTATGTGGTCATAAAATGGCTGAAAATGGCTTGTGTACTAATGTAAACTGCATTAGGTCTGAACCGGTAACTGAAACGGAAATCAAAGATAAATCAGTAACTGAAAGCACGGAAAAACAAGAGTAAACGTTGCTGTGAGCGGGTTTTGATATTATCATTAGGACCTGTTGCAAAGTGTACTGATAGTGTACCAGCTGTAATGCATAACTGCTGTGGCTGCATGGTATTAGTACATAGTAGATTATGTTCCGAAAGTGTACCGGGTTTAGCCTTAAATCAGGTCGATTGCTTTTTTTAATTCGTGGATGGCTTTGTGGGTGTAGACGCCTTTTGTAACGCCTTGCGAGGCGTGTCCGAGTATACGTTTGATCGCCGTATCGTTGGCGCCGGCATTGTCGAGCATGGTAGCACAGGTATGGCGGCATTCATGCGGTGTATGCTTGCAGCGACTGGCTGTCATTACAGCATCAAAGCGCGCTCGGTATTGGTGATATGAGAGTTGATTACCATAATCGTCTGTAATGATATATTTACCTGGCTGCTGCATCCAAAATTCAAAATAGGTGAGTGTTTTCTTGCTGATAGGTACAGCACGATTTCGGCCAGCAGCCGTTTTGCTCTCACGGACGATGAAATAACGTTGGCGCAGTTTTACATCGTTTTTTGCGATCGATAACATTTCACCGGTGCGAACTCCGGAGTAGATCATCATTAATACAGTCATGGCCCATTTATCGCCGAGTTTTTTTACACGGTTGATCTGTCGTGTGTTGAATGGCTTTTTGGGGTACTTGGGTTTGCGTTGGTCGATGTCTATATATCGACTATAGTCGCCAGCCAGCGTGATGATATCGTATTTTAGTGCATAGCTGTACATATGATGCAGAATCTGTCTTACTTTCTTCTGCATCGCATAGCCAGCCCCAGCATTCCGGACATCAGAAATCACGGCCTGTAGATCGGCTGCCTTTAGCTCAGCAAATTTCCTGTTGTAGAGACGTTTGCAATGCTTGTACGCTGATTCGTAATTGATTTGCGTGGTTTTGGCCAGCTTCCGGAAGCGTTCGGTTCTCATGAGTACATAAACGTCGCTGAAACTGGTAACTGTATCAACAAACAGTGACGGATCGTCGCGATACTGCAGTAACATTTCAAGGCCTTGCTCATAGGTTGCGGCGTCGCCTATTGATTTTAATTTCCCGTTAACTTTGACGCGGACCAGGTATGGACGTGACCGATTACAGTCTGAGCGTTTTGTGATGCTGCCAAGTCCGTTAGGCAGCCTTCGACCTTTGGTTTTTCGTTTTTTTAAGATCATAAAAAATCAGCTCCTTATAGGAGCATTATAACAAGGGGGATAAAATGCAGGAATTTATAAACAGTTATTGGCAGCCGGCGTTATATTCGTTATTGGTTTTTATCGTTGCCAGATTGTGTAATAAGCTATGGGTAGCTGTGGCGACAATGGTCATCAAGCAAAACTTGTATGAAAAGGCCCTGTTGGCCATATTGTATGATCGCTTATTCCAGGCCTGCCAGAATTACATTGCCGAAAAAAGGATTAGTACAGAAGAGCTGAAAAACCTGGAACATCTGTACGAAAATTATCATCGGCTCGGCGGTAATGGTACCGGAACGGAATTGTACAATCGTTGTCGTGAGCTGCCGCTAAAGGAGTGAAAATATGCTGGAAAAAATACGAGGATTTATTCAAAAAACATTTGGCCGAGCACCGACAAAAGGCAGCATGGTCGTTGTATGGACATTTGCGATTATAGTCATATTTGAGGTGATTGCATATAATGCCGGCTGGTTTTATAACTGGTATCGTACTCAGTCTGCAGACACGCCGGAAATGCGGCTGTTTTTGGTGACTGTAGTTTGTGGTGGACTTATTACTGCAGCAGGATTTGTCGGCCGGGCGTTTGTTGATAAAAATGAAAACGGCGAACCGGACATTTGGGAAGAAGAAAGGAAGGATAAGCATGAATAAGAAGACCTATAATAATTTGCTGGCTTTGGCCAGAGCTGCCAGGGGAAAAATCAAAATGATTTATCTGCATTGGACTGCTGGCCAACATATTACAAACCATATAGAACGAGCTGACTATCATATTTGTATTTTGGGCGACGGCCGCATCGAAATCGAGTGTGATGACTTGACGGAACTCAGGACGCATACCTGGCACCGAAATACTGGAGCTATCGGCATTGCATTGTGTTGTGGTCTTGGCGCTACTGCCAATAATGGCTATAACGCTGATTTTGGCTCGTATCCGCCTACTCCGGAACAGATAACCGCAATGGCCGAGGTTATTGCGGTATTAAGCCGGGAGCTGGTGCTACCTATTGATAAAAACTGTATTATGACCCACTGCGAGGCTGCGCTGCTGGATGGTTATGGACCGTACAGCGGAGATCCAGAAACGCGTTGGGACTTATGGTATATCGATGATCCGGGTACAAAAGAAAAAATGCAACCAGGCGGTGATGTTTTGCGAGGTTTGGCCAACTGGTTTAAAACTATGGGAATTCCGATTGAATAAAAAATAAAGGAGTGTATCAAAATGACTAATAAAGAAAAAGTGGAACAGGATATATTGGCATTAAAAGCAGCAATTCGTCAGCTGAAGGCTGACGTTAAATTACTTCGCGACGAAGAACGTGCAGAGCTGAAGGATAAAATAAATGCAGCTTTAGATGAGTATTCCGATGAAATTGAAAAAATTAAAGAATTGGATCGCACGCTGATCCAGAAGCTTGGGAAACATGGCCGGACATTTCTTTATATTTGCATTGGGATTTTGGCCATTGCCGGCGTTGATAAATTGATCGGATATATTAAAGAGCTGTTTTAAAGAACAGATTTTAGAAAATTAGCGCATATGAAAAACATTATGAACCTTTTGGGAAAAAACTGTACATAAGGAGGGAGGAGCACCTTGAATGAACAGGAAAAACAAAGCAATAATGATCGCAATATTGGCATTTTCGTTATTGTATTGGTATTTTTCGGCATTTTTGCCTACTTGTTCGGCCGCGGAAGTTTCGGCAGTGGAAGCGCCGGAAACGATAACGATATCCAGGGCACAGTACAACGAGCTCAAGACGATAATCAGCGAGCAGGGGCAGCGCTTGACGGAGTGCGAGACGAACTTACAGCTGCTGGAGCAGAGCTCGCCGGAGCTGATCGCGACGCTGAACGAGCTGAGGGTATCGCACGACAGAATGCAGAAACGATTAGACGCTGCCGAGAAATACTCGAACGAAGCAAAGCTGCTCATCAGCGAGCAGAACAGATCCTTGGAGAAATTGAGCGAGCAAATCAAATATCAGCAGAAGGTACAGCGCCGGCGCGAAATCCAGGATAAAGTTTGGGGCTTTGCTGCTGGGATCGTAACTGCAAAGCTGGTTGAAAAAATATCCTGATGGTTGCACGCAAATTTAAGTATAAAAACGAAAAATCCCGTTGCACGCATTTTTGACGTTGCACGGGACTTTTGTTTTGAGCAGCTGCACGCGGATTTGATTTTGTCAACTTGCGAATAAATTTATCAGGTTGTATAATGAGCCTGGTAAAAAGGGGGAAGGATCTTGTTTGTCGTTATATGTGGGCATATGTTTGAAGGAGAGGACTTGCAGGGAATTGCTGAATGTTTGTTGCGATGGCAGCCGCCTTTAGTTCCATGGTTGATTGAGCTTCAGGAAGAAGTGAGGTGCAGGGCTGAAGAATACGGAAGCGAAGGAGCTGCTTTCTATAACATTATCAAATCGAATCCTAAAAAATATAAAATAAACTACCAAAGCAGAGAAAAGCCGTTTGAATAACGGCTTTTTTGTTTGCGGATTTAATCTAAAACGTTAAAGTATTTTTTTGCTAATATCTGTATTTTGTCGGTGTGGGCAAGATCATCGCCATTATCTTGGTAATAACTAAAAATACCATTGGTAAGCTCATCCGCTTCCAGCAGAATCTGTGATAAATGATTTTGTGTTTTGTAATCGGCGTAATCTGCAATGTAGGTTTTGAGATCTCTAATGACGATATCTTTTAAAACCTTATAAAAAACTTGTGTTTCCTGTTCAGCGGTCAAATTATACATGGTTGCATCTCCTTTTGATTATCTTTCGTAAACTACGCAGTTATTAAGGACTCTATCAGCGTTATTACATATACAGGCCCAAAAGAATTTTTCTTTATTGGGATAGGTGTTGTATTCTTCTGGTTTCAATGCATCAATAATATTGCAGATGTTCAAAATAGCATTTTTTTGCGTCTTGGTTATAATAAATAATCTGCCGCCTACACCTGGCAACGGATCAGGCTGGGTACGTGGTATATTATCTAAATTGTCAAGCATTGAAAGTATCTTTTTATCAAAATTAAAGCGGTTATAAAGTTTCATTCTAAAACTTCCTTTCTGGTCTGCCATCATCAGAGCCGGGTGACCGTTCCGCGGCTGACGCCCTTTGCAGGGCGTTTCGGCTTTTAGTTAAACGGCAATATTACCGAATTGGGTATATTTGAAAATATATTCCGCTAATGCTTCGGCGTTGTAAACTATGCGGGAACCGTATTGGTTTTCTTGACGTACTACGTAACAATGATTATCAGAGCAAAGAAACAGACCGGGAATAATTTCAACGATTTCAGCCGCTTTTTCTATTGCTTCTTTAGCAAGCGTTTCAAAAGCTTCGGAAACTTGCTCAAAGATGCCATATTCATAAGATACACGCACATAGGTATTAGCGCCTTGGAGGATTTCTCCAGTTACTTCGTCATAAGAAACTTGCTCATAGTTATTTACAATCTCTTTTACGGTGTTGGCGTTAATATACGGGTTTTTAATGGTAACGCGGATTACAGTATCGTACCCAGCGTATTTGACACTTACACTAATTTCTCGGGCGTTATAGCCTGCAGTTTTTAATTCAGATTTGATTTGTTTTCTTAATTCTTTGTCAGTCATTTGAAACAGCTCCTTTCTATTATCCAGTAGATTCCACAGCTGATAACGGCTGCGATGTAGGTTATTGATGTCAGGCTACCCCATTCCTGCCGCCCGACTTGGGCGAGGAGATAAAGCGTTAAGACTGTCAATATTGACTTCATGCTGTTCAATGTGGTAATATTTATTTAGAGAGTGGGAGCGGTTGCACCGCCCCCCGAGGCTCCGTTATCGTCTTGGCTTGCGACGCGTTCGACGATTTCGGGGCTTTTTCCTTTTCTCCCAGGTTTCAATCGCCGCTATGGCGAAGGTGCCAATAATTGCAAGGTTTGCGATTATTTGGGAGATTCTCTCTAGCTTTTCTAAATCCACATTGTTTTCTCACCTCACTTTCTATATATATTATACACTTTAAAGTGTATTTTGTCAATAAAATATTTAAAATAATTGTGTATTATGCAAAATAAAAATTGACTAATTAAACTATAAAGTGTATAATCAAAGGCGACAAAAGGGGGCGGAAAAATGTTAACCACAACAGAAAAAATCAAAGTGTTATTAAAGCGTAATAATATGACGGCCGGCGAGCTGGCGGAGCAAACAGGGCAGACCCGGCAAAACTTATCAAACAAAATGAAACGCAATAATTATAGCGAAGATGAGCTTCGAGCAATAGCAGCGGCTTTGGGTTGCGAATGTAAGATAACATTCGTGCTAAAAGATGGCCAAGAATTATAAACGGTAAAACTTCATATCATTTCAAACTGGCAGGGCTGATCTAACATATAGATTGGCTCTGCTTTGTTTTATATTTGTATGAATAGAAAGTATCGCACACTAAAGCTGACAAGCGCTGTGGCAAGCGTGGTGGGCTGCAAGCGGTATGTGTGTTGCGAAGATAGGCTCATTGTTATTATTATGGGGCGGGTCCTTCCTGGGGGTGGGGGGCTCAACGATGGTCGCCAACCCCCCGCGCAGTCTAATGTCAAAATTTTAGAAAATTGGGTAGAAAATAGAATTTGATTTAAAGTTTTTATGTTATAATTACGGCATGGGCCGCAGTAATTTTGTTAATAAACTTGATGGCCTGCATAAAGGAGCCTTTGAAATTTTATTGCCAGCTGCAGGATTAAAAATCAGGGATGAGAGGATCCTGAAATTATGGTATATCAAGGAAGCTTCGATATATGAAATAGCAGCTGATCTGCGTGTGACAAAAGAAAGTGCATATAATTTACTTAGTGCTGCTCGATGCAGGTTAGAAAAAATCCTGACAACCCAACGGCAGCTATTGCCGGTAGAGTGCCAGGATATAATCAGATATTTGCTGGATTAA